CGCGCAGCCGCGATAGCGGTAACACTTTGCTGCAAAAATCGTTTGTTGGTGGCTATATTGCTATGGTCGGGGCTAATTCACCGGCTGGCTTGGCATCTAGGCCGGTTCGGTGCGTTTTCTTTGATGAAGTGGACAGGTTCCCACATTCAGCCGGCACAGAGGGCGATCCGATTGATCTAGGCCGAAAAAGAACGTCAACCTTTACATATAACCGCAAAATCGTAATGGTTAGCACGCCAACTAACAAAGGCGTGTCCAGAATTGAAGCTGCTTATGAAGAAAGCGATCAACGGCAATATTATGTGCTTTGCCACGACTGTGGTCATAAGCAAGTGCTGAAATGGTCACAAGTGCAATGGGAAAAAGACAAACCCGAAACCGCTAACTATATATGCGAAGGCTGCGGCAGCGTATGGGATGACGCGGATCGTTATCGCGCTGTGCGGGCTGGTGAGTGGGTTGCACAAAATCCAGAGCATAAAATAGCCGGTTTTCATTTAAGCGGCTTATATAGCCCTTGGACGCCACTTGCGGATGCTGCGCGTGATTTTTTAGTTGCTAAAAAGTCGCCGGAGACGCTCCGCGTGTTTGTAAACACATTTCTTGCAGAAACGTGGGAAGATCAGGGCGAAAGGGTTGACGATTACGCAGTAGCAGAACGCGCCGAACAATTCGACGCAGAGCTGGATGAAGGCGTTGTCGTCGTCACAGCAGGCGTAGACGTGCAGGACGATCGCATCGAAGCCGAAATTGTCGCGTGGGGCCGCGATGAGGAAAGCTGGTCAATTGATTACCGAACTTTATATGGCGATCCGTCTACACCGCAGTTGTGGCAGGATTTGGACAGCCTACTGAAAACGACATATGCCACCCGCGATGGCCGCGAACTGAATATTCGCGCGGCTTGCATAGACAGCGGCGGCCATTACACGCAATCGGTATATAACTTTGTTAGGCCACGGCAGGCCCGCAGGGTTTTTGCGATTAAGGGGATGGCGGGCGAAAGCAGGCCAATCGCCAGCAGACCCAGCAAAAATAACAGTGGTAAGGTGCCGCTTTTTACTCTAGGCGTTGACAATATCAAGGAATTGATCTTCAGCCGATTAAAGATTACAATGTCGGGAGCAGGTTATATGCACTTTCCTGATGACCGGCCCGATGAATATTTCAAACAGTTGGCGGCTTCTGAAAAGATCGTCACGAAATATCACAAAGGGTTTCCGCGTCGGGAGTTTGTTAAGACCCGCACAAGAAATGAAGCACTTGACTGTCGGGTGTATGCTATAGGTGCGCTGGCCATTTTGAACTTGAACATCAACGCAATCGCTGACCGACAGGAAGCCGCAGCCGCGCAACCCGTTCAACAGCAGCCTGTTCAAAAGCCAATACCGCAAGTGTTCCAACGGCCACGTCCACGCGGCGGGTTTGCTAATAGCTGGAGATAAATATGGCTAATCTATTTGACACAGCAAACGCACCCGAAGGCGCACCAGAGGAAATCGTTGTCGGCGATTATATCCAATGGAAACGCAGCGATCTGGTCGATGATTATCCTACAGCCACGCACAGCGCTGAATACGTTGCCAGAATAACGGGCGGCGGGGCGTCTGAAATAAAAATAGCAGCAACAGAAACTGCAACATATTATCTTTTCACAGCAGATAGCGCGACTACAGCGGGATTTGACGCTGGCTTTTATCACTGGCAGCTTGAGATCACAGAAACCGCGTCAGGCAATCGCATTGTTGTAGATCGCGGCACTTTCACGGCAATCGTTGATCTTGACACTAATGGCGTTGATCCGCGCAGCCACGCGGAAAAGATGATTGCCAAGATTGAAAGCGTGTTACACGGCAAAGCTGACGCAGATGTGTCCAGCTATAGCATCAACGGCAGATCGCTGACGAAAATGTCATTTCAAGAATTGCTAGAGGCGCGGAACTTTTATCGTGCTGAATTTACAAAAGAAAAGCAAAAAGAACGCGCGAAAAACGGTGACAAAACAGGGCAGACTGTTCTGGTGAGGTTTTAATGGGCATTTTAGACAGGTTTAAGGCCAAACCAAAAAAGGCCGCAAAGCGTTCATTTTATGGCGCAAATCAGGGCCGACTGTTTTCTGACTTTGTAAGCACCAGCCGATCAGCCGACAGCGAAATCCGTCCATCACTGCGCATCTTGCGGGATCGTTGTCGCGAAATCAGCCGAAATCATCCGTATGCAAGGCGCTATTTGCAGATCATGCAAACCAATATCGTTGGCGATGTTGGCGTCCAGATGCAAGTAAGGAAACGGAATACAGACGGATCGCTTGATGTTGTCGGCAACAGGCAGATTGAACGCGCCTTTCAAGCGTGGGGACGCAAAGGGTTTTGCACTGTTGATGGCCGCTTGTCGTGGGTGCAGGCGCAACGCCTGTTTATTGAGACATTGGCCCGCGATGGCGAAGTGCTGATAAAGAAAATCCGCAACCCAATCAGAAATGATTTCGGGTTCACACTGCAATTTCTGGAAGCTGATTATTTAGATGAAGAATATAATACGCGGTTGAGCAACGGAAACGAAGTTCGGATGGGCGTCGAAATCCAAAAAGGCACCGGCAAGCCGCTTTCCTATTATATGTTTGAGGATCACCCGCACCACGATCAAAACTACGGTTCTCGCACAAAGCGCAAGCACATCAGGGTTGAAGCTGATCAAATCATTCACTGTTTTATTCAAGAACGCGCTGGACAGACGCGCGGTGTGCCACCTATGTCTAACGTGCTGTCAAAGTTGAAAATGCTGGACGGGTATCAGGAAGCCACATTGGTCAACGCCCGCGTTGCTGCGTCAAAGATGGGGTTTTTTACATCGCCAGAAGGTGACGGTTTCATCGGCGACGATTATGACGGTCACGCGCCTATGATTGACGCAGCGGAGCCTGCTAGTTTTATTCAGTTGCCTGCTGGTATGTCATTCGAAAGTTTTGAACCTAGCAGCGGCACCGAAAGTTTCAGCGAGTTCGAGAAAGCAATCTTGCGGTCGATCGCGTCTGGTCTGGGCGTCAGCTATGTTTCGCTTGCAAACAATCTGGAAGGCGTCAGCTACAGCAGCATCCGGCAAGGCACCATCGAAGATCGCGATCATTTCAAAATGATGCAGAAGTTTATGGTTGATCATTTCATTGATGAAATCTATCGGTCGTGGCTGGAGATGGCGATTACGGTTGGCCGCGTACAGTTACCAATGCAAAAATATGATTTGTTCGCCGACAACGTGATTTATCGCCCGCGCGGGTTTGCGTGGGTCGATCCACAGCGAGAAATAGCTGCAAACGTGCTGGCACTAAACAACGGCATCGTCAGCTTGCAAGACATTCACGCGCATTATGGCCGCGACACAGAGGAAGTGTTCGAACAGGTGGATCGTGAGCGCGAATTAGCTGATCGTTACAACATCGACACAGCTTTTCAGCCATTCGGAACAAAGTTACCGGCACAGCCGACGATAGACGTGGGGCAGGACGATGGCGACGTATAAAGGCACAGAAATGTTAGATCGTATTGATGAAGGCTATGACGCAACCGACCGGCTTGTCGGTCATAAATTCAGCACATTGACCAAAATCGAGTCACTGCGGTATATTGACAATAGTGGGGTGCAGACAATGGACAGACATATACAAGACATTACCGAAACTGATGACACTGTGACCATCACTTTTGGCAAAAGCGCGATGCCGGTAGAAGTCGAGGCGACAAAGCCGGATGATGAAGATTATGACCGCTTTGACCGCAGCGAATTGGTGTTCCGCGCGGGCAACGCTGAAATGGTTGATGAAGATGACCGGCGCGTCAGAATGTCGCTGTCATCAGAAGAACCTGTTGAGCGTTCTTTTGGAAAAGAAGTTTTGCGTCACGATCGTGATGCGATTGATTTGTCACGTCTGGACAGCGGCCACGCACCGTTGCTGCTCGACCACGATATGACGAAACAGATTGGCGTTGTTGAACGCACCTATCTCGATGAAGCCGACCGCAAGTTGCGGGCGGTGGTTCGCTTTGGAAAAAGCGCACTGGCAAGAGAGGTGTATGACGACGTCAAGGATGGGATACGAAGCAACGTCAGCATCGGCTATCAAATCCGCAAAATGGACCAACAAAACGAGCGTGACGGGACGGTTGCGGTTTCTAGTTGGGTTCCGTATGAAGCCAGCATTGTGAGCGTGCCAGCAGATTCTTCTGTCGGTGTCAATCGCAAGGCTGAATTTGTTGAACCTGTGATTAAAAAGGAGGTCAAAATGACCGAAATCAATCACGACGAAATCCGCGCCGAAGCAGTTGAAGCTGCAAAGCGTGAGTTTTCAAAAACTGTCAGCGAGATCACATCGCTTGCAGTCAAGCACAACCGTCGCGATCTTGCTGATGAGGCAATCAAAAACGGTTATTCAGTAGATCAGTTCCGTGGCCTGTTGCTCGACAACATAGGCGAAGGAAAGCCGCTTGAGCAATCAGCCGGTGCGGTCGATATGTCAGCCAAAGAGCAACGCGACTACAGCTTTATGAAAGCTGTTCGCGGTCTTGTGAACGGTTCCGGCCTGCAAGGTCTGGAGCGTGAAGTTTCAGAAGATATTGCAAAGCGTTCTGGACGTGAAGCCCGTGGTTTTTACGCACCAGACAGCTTTTGGACTGGTCGCCGCGATCTGACTGTTGGCACAGCGACAGCCGGTGGGCATCTTAAGCCGACCGACCATATGGGTGATCAGTTTGTTGACGCATTGCGTGCGCGCCTTGTGTTTAACGAGTTGGGCGCACGCTTTATGACTGGTCTTAAAGGTGACGTTGCTATTCCAAAGCTGGCAACTGGCGTTTCTGCCGGATTTGTCGCAGAAAACGGCGCAACATCAGAAGTGAACGCTGTGTTTGCACAAATTACAATGTCCCCAAAATCGCTTGGGGCGTTTACCGATGTATCGAGGCTTTTAATGATTCAGTCCGATCCTAGTGTAGAACAGATCGTCCGTGACGATCTGTTGAACGCAGTGGCCCAGAAAGTAGAAGATGTTGCCATCGAAGGCGGCGGTTCTAATGAGCCAACAGGCATCACCGGCACCGCTGGCATCGGTTCAGTAGCTATCGGCACAAACGGTGGCGATCTGACTTGGCAGGCAATCACTGATCTGGTCAAGGAAGTCGAAGTTGACAACGCTGCGATCAACGGCAATACGCTTGCCTATCTGACCAACCCGAAAGTGAAGTCACATATGGCATCAACTCCAAAGGTTGCATCGACTGATAGCGTTATGTTGCTTGATGCGCCTTGGGACAGTCTTTACGGCTACGATCTGGCGGTGACAAACAACGTCCCGTCTGATCTGACGAAAGGCACACTTGACCCTGCGTCTGCGATGATTTTTGGCGATTTCAGCCAACTGATGATCGGCTTCTTTAGCACACCAGACGTTTTGATCGACCCGTACACAGCCGGATCAACTGGCGCTGTTCGTATACGCGTTATGCAGGAAATGGACGTTGCGGTACGTCACGCGCAGTCATTCGCTGCGTGTCTCGACATCGACGCATCCTAACTTTAGCGGGGCGGCTTTGGTCGCCCCACTTCCTCAAAGGGGTTAAATTATGAAATTAGTTTGTAAACGCGCAATCGTTGTACACGGTGAAGCCAGAGCAGTCGGCGACACGATCGAAGTGTCAGAGAGCATCGGCATCGAACTTGTGAATATGGGCAAGTGCGCGCCAGTAGAAGATGCGCCAAGCATCACAGATCGCGCAATCGGTTTAACAACTAAAAGCGCCGCAGCACTTACAAAGCGCGGCAAAAAGAAGAAATAGATGGCTGTTGAAAGTGCAGATGATCGGGCGATATTTGTGGGCATTGATGATTTCGGTGTCGCTGCAACATATACGCCATCAGGCGGCGCAGGCGTCACGGTCAACGGCATTTTCGACAACGACTTTATTGAGGTCGAGACTGGCGCAGGGGTTGGCATAGCATTACAACAACCACGCTTTCAATGCCGCACAGCAGACGTTTCAAGCGCCGCAGAAGGCGACGCGCTGATCGTCAACGCAGTCAACTACACAATTCGCATTGTGCAAGATGATGGGACTGGAATGACGGTTTTGGTTCTGGAGTTGGATTGATGGCGCACGTTAGAAAGCAAATAAGGGACGCGATTGTAACGGCGCTGACAGGGCTGGGCGAGACAGGGACAAACGTGTTTCGCAGCCGGATTTATCCGCTGGAGAAAACAAAGTTGCCAGCGCTGTGTATATTTACGCGCACAGAGACGACAGAGTTCGACACAATGACGATCAGTCGTTCGACGATGCGCAATTTAGAAGTGGCTGTTGAAGCATATGTGAACATGACGCTGGCATATGACAACAAGCTAGACGCGATTGCGGTGCAAGTAGAGGAAGCGCTTGCCGCAGATGTTACGCTGGGTGGCCTTGCAAAAGACACGCAAGTCACAGCGTTCGAGGCCGATTTGAGTGGTGACGGTGAAAAGCCGGTTGCCGTGGGCCGCTTCACCGTAGCTGTGCAATATCGCACTGCTGAAAATGACGTAGAAACCGCCGCATAAGGAGTTTTTCCAATGGCAACACATACAGGATCAGAAGGAACGGTAAAGCTAGGCACCGTCGGCGCAGATACCGCCATCGGCGAAATCCGTTCTTTTACAATCTCAGAAACCGCCGACACGATCGAGGACACAACGATGGGTGATACAAGCCGCACATATGCGGTCGGTCTCAAGACCTTTTCGGGTTCCGTCGAGTGTTATTTCGACCCAGATGACGCGAAACAGGATGAAATGGTTGCCGGTGCTTCACTGACGCTAACAGCCTATCCAGAAGGTTCAGACAGCGCTGACCAGTACATCAGCGGGTCAGTCATCATTACATCAGCCGACGTTTCATCGTCAGCCGACGGAATGGTCGAGGCTTCATTCTCATTTCAAGGAACGGGCGCAGTAACACGCGGCGCGGTGTAACTGGATGAGTTTGGGCGCACAAATCGCTGCGCGGCGCAAAGAGCAAAGGCGGGTCATCGAAGTTCAGCAATGGGCAGAAGATGACGCGCCGATGCTGCTTTATGTTGGTGCCATAACTGCTGGTGACATTGACAAGCTGCAACGCAAGCACAAAAATTTCCTAAATGATATGACGATCGCCGGAATGGTTGATTTGATTATTATGAAGGCAGAAATCGAGGATGGTTCACGCGCTTTTACGCTGGAGGACAAAGCGATATTAATGCGGGAACCAGTGGCTTTGATTAGCGACATAGCTGGGCAGATGTTTGGCGATGTTGTTGATATTGAGGAAGCTGAAAAAAACTAAAAAGCGATCCGCTGCGGCTAAATATGATGGCCTTGGCTGATCGCCTACATAAGACACAAGCAGAGATCGAAGAATTAACGCTTGATGAAATGAACGAATGGTTCGCTTACTTTAGGATTTTGCAAGATGGCACAGAATAAACTCCAGATTGTAATTGCGGCCAAAGACACGACCGGCAAAGTGTTTAGGGGTCTTAATCGCGCACTTGCCGGTGTCGGGCGTTCCATCCTCAATATGAAATCGGCGCTTGTAGGGTTGGCCGGCGCTGCTGGTTTGGGCCTGCTTATCAAGTCATCGCTGGATAGCATTGACACGCTAGGCAAAACGGCCTCAAAGCTGGGCGTCACAACTGCCGAATTGCAAAAACTCCGATATGCTTCCGAACTTGCTGGCGTTCAAACGCGCACAGTCGATATGGCTGTTCAGCGCTTCACCCGCAGGCTTTCAGAGGCAGCGATTGGAACCGGCGAAGCAAAAGACGCGCTGATTGAACTAGGGTTGAATGCGCGTGAATTATCGCAGCAGCCGCTTGAAGATCAGATGTTGGCGCTGGCGTCTGCGTTTGAAAAAGTTGAAAGCAATGGCGACAAGGTGCGGCTTGCGTTCAAGCTGTTCGATAGCGAAGGCGTCGCGTTCATTAACACATTGCAAGGCGGCACTGCGGCGTTGCAGGAAATGTTTGACGAAGTTGATGATCTGGGCATCGTTCTGTCATCCAAAGCTGTCAAAGGCGTTGAAGATGCAAACGACAGTTTCACCAGATTGTTGTCGCTGTTCAAAGGTGTGCGTGACAGCGTTGTGAGCGCACTTGCACCGGCTTTTCGCACACTTGCTGACAGCATACGCACAACCGTCATTGACGCTATACCAAAAGGGGCGGGCGGGATTGAAAAGTTTGGCCGCGATTTAGCGCTAACGATTATTGGCATATTTAAACGTGGCGCGGAAGCAATACAAGCGTTCACCAACGAAACGATCCGGCAACTGAACCGCGTGATCGAGTTTTCAAAATCAGCGGGTGAGGCGCTGGGCATAGATTGGGCTAAAAAACTACAGCCGTTAAATGTGAAAGATTTGGGCCTTGTAGGTGTGTTCGAAACTTTGGAAGAAGAAATAAACGCAACAGGCGCAGCGTTTGAACGCACAAACAAATCCGGCAAAGATTTCGCAAAGACTGGCGAAAATATCAAAGAAACATTCGACAAAACATTGATGAGCCTAAAAGATGTCAAGTTGAACGGCGTGAACGCGCTTGAAGATGCGCTGGTCAGCGTGATCGACCGTACGTCGTCGGTTAAAGATGCGTTCAAGTCGATGGCGCGATCAATCATCAGCGATTTGATACGGATGCAAATCCAGCAGAGCATCACTGGCCCGCTTGCGAGTTTTATGGGTTTCAACGTCGGTGGATCGTCACCCAGCGGTAAGGCCATTGGCGGGCCAGTGCAAGCCGGTCAGCCGTATGTCGTGGGTGAACGTGGCCCAGAAATGTTTGTGCCTAATCAAAGTGGCTCGATCGTGCCAAATGGCCGTATGGGTGGTGGTGGCATCGTCGTCAATCAAACAGTCAACATATCAACAGGCGTTCAGCAGACTGTTCGCGCAGAAGTGATGCAAATGTTGCCGCAAATCAGCAACGCGGCAAAAGGTGCCGTTTTGGACGCTAGGCGGCGCGGTGGATCATTCGCAGCCGCGTTTTAGGAGTGAACAATGGCCATTTCGTATCCGTTAGCGTTTCCGACAGTAACAGGCGTTGCAGCGGTGACATTGCGAGGCGTCAACGCTGTCGCGATTAGTCAAAGTCCGTTCACGTTCAAGCAACAGGTCATAGCGCATCAGGGACAGCGTTGGGAAGCGGAAATTACACTGCCGCCACAGAAACGCGCCACAGCGGAAACGTGGGCGGCTTTTCTTATGTCTTTGCAGGGATCACGCGGCACGTTCCTAATGGGCGATCCTAACGCAACGACAGCGCGTGGCAGCGCATCAACGACAGCAGGCACACCAGTCGTAAACGGAGCAAGCCAGACAGGTCAGTCGCTAACTGTTGAGGGGTTGCCCGCATCTGCTACTGGCTATCTGTTGGCAGGTGATTACATTCAGTTAGGCGGCGGCTCATCTGCCACACTTCATAAAGTGCTGCAAAACGTAGACAGCAACGCATCAGGGCAGGCAACAATCGAGTTGTGGCCCTATGTGCGCACATCACCGGCTGACGGTGCGACCATCCTTGTCAGCAACGCGCAGGGTGTGTTTAGGCTCACAAGCAATCAAGCAGACTGGTCGATCAACAGCGCGAGCGTTTATGGCATCAGCTTTGCCGCTGTTGAAGCGGTGTCCTAATGTCACGCGAGATAGGAACCGGCATTGCTACAGCATTAGAAGCAAACGAGATACAGCCGTTTTTCGGCGTGCAACTATATCTTGACAGTCAGCCGTTATATTTCTGGACAGGGCTGGGTGATCTGACGATAGGCGGCATTACATATTTGGGAACTGGGCAGTTTTTAAGCATTAGCGAAATGGAAGAAACCGCAGAAATTGCAGCAAAAGGCGCTGTCATTACGTTGTCGGGCATTCCCAGCAACCTAATATCGCTTGCCATAACAGAGCCATATCAAGGCCGCATTTGCAAAATTATGTTTGGCGCGATTGACGCTAACCGCGAATATTTGCTGGCAGAGGATGGCAGCTATATTTTGCGCGAGGATAGCGGAAGGATTGACATTACTTCCGGCGAGGCAACGCCAGCGGTTGAACTATTTAGCGGCTACATCGACAGAATGGACATCGACGAAGGCCCAGACACATCAACAATCGCGATCAGCATTGAAAGCCGGTTGATTGATTTAGAACGTGCCAGAATTTTTCGCTTCACAGATCAAAGCCAGAAATCACGGCACCCCAACGATAGAGGTTTAGAGTTTGTTGAGGATTTGCAGGACAAACAATTCAATTGGGGGCGCGGTTGAGGCTAGATGATTGGGAAAACCGACTAGATTGTTACATCGAAGAAATGCGGCATAAGCCGTTTCGTTGGGGTGATAATGATTGCCTAGCGTTAGCAAGTGGCGCAATCATTGCGCAAACCGGCACTGATTTATTTGGCGATTGGTTTGGCACTTACAGAACGGAATGGGGCTGTCTTTTAAACTATAAAAAACAACTGAAACGCATCAATTGTTGTGACATTATTGAGGCTGTAGACCAGCGGATGCAGCGGTCTGATGTTTGGTTGCCATCCAGAGG